CATACTGATGCTCTGGGGTATCATGGTAAAGCGACAAAAACTGTTGGGTAGTGTTAAGCACATTCTCAGGAGTATATTTCTTTGCATTCCACCAAGAGTTCTTGTATTCTGCACCAGCATTGGCTTTAAGAAAGTCGTTAGCGTCCTTAAACTTACTGTGGTCTACCCGATAGACTTTATTAGGAAACATCTTTGCAATCTTGTCAGCAATGGCATTTCCAGCTTCGTCGTTATCGACAGACAAGACAATCTCATCAAACCCGTTCAACCAGTCGTGGCAGTTGTCCCACAGCTTCTTAGAGGGGGTTGCAGAGGGCAGTGAGACCACAGGGGTGATGTAGCTACCCTTTAGCATTTGGGCCACTGACAGGGCGTCTAGTTCACCCTCTGTCACTGTTACCTTCTTTGCACACCCAGACGTAAAGAGGTTCATACCAAAGAGTTCGTCACCCTTAAAATTATTCTTAGCATAGAATGCCTTTTCATCTAGACGACGAACCTTAATACCACCAGATGGGTAGGTGTATTCTTGACGATCATCATAGGTAAGGACTTTGAAGTCTTGCATGGTCGCCACTGTGATATTACGCATAGCCAAGTGTTTTCCATCTGATGCAGCTTCAATGCGCTTTGGTGTATAGCTATCTGTTTCCATCTGTTTTCCTGTTTGATACTTCTCTTTAGCCCAACTGAATGTCTCTTTCTTTGTTGGGTAACCTTGGTTGCAAGCGTGACACTTACCAAAACCCTCAGTGTTCCAACTAAAAGCATCAGAAGAGCCACACGATACGATAGGGCAAGGTTGATGTGCAATTTCACTCATGTGGCTCCCCTTATGTTATTCTACAACTTGACGCATCAGAGGGATAAGTTCTTTTGCCTTGTCCCATCCATGCTCATTGACCTCTGACAACAACATGACCAAGTCAAAGTCCTCAAGTTTGCGGATGAAGGCCAGTGTATCAGCGTCAATCTTAATATTTTTAGACATCTTTCAGTTCTCCTTTATTAGCACTCGTCCATTTGACGAACAGTTTCAGTTAAACCCGCCGCTTGCAGTGCTAGCTTATCGCGCAGTTTTTTTGCATGTTTTGAATCAAGTTTCTTCATAATACCAAAAGGAAGAAGGATTTTAACAATATCGTTACTCTCGTTTCGAATTTGGTTTCCTTCTTCGTCCTTCAGGGGGTACAAATATTCTTGTTGGCTAATGTGTACGCCCTCTTTCTTCTGCTTCGAGCGACGACTATTGATGCAAGAATCTTTTACGATGTTTACACCACGGTCAATAACACGTATGGTATTGTGTTGGATACCCTGAAGACCAAGGTTAATACCATATGGAGACAGGCTCTCTTGTGCCAAGTCAAGTTTCATCTGCGCGTACTTTTGAGTTTGATTAGCCATTACGAATCCCTTCAGTTTACCAGTTTAAGATTTGGTTTAGTTTCAACAAAACTTGCTATCTCATCACGGTTTTTGTAGATTACGTCAGCAAGCATTAACAAGGCTTCAGCTTCGTACTTCTGCATACGAACACTTCTGTTTAACTGAGCAAGTATATGATGCTCAATCTCTTTTTGACCACCGAACAAACGTAATTGATTAACAAAGAGTAGGATACCAGTGGCAGCATTGCTTGGGTTAAAGTCTTTACCCAAAGTCTCGTCCAGTTTACGTTGTTTTGCAGCATCAATGGGTTCAGCCCCACCAAGGCGCTCTAGTTTTTGTTCGTCTGTAAGGCTATTGAACTCAATAACAGCTTGTTCTGAACGACTAAGGGCTTTTTTAGCTGCTTCTCTTGGCTTCATCTTACCTGACGACACAGCATCTTTAAGGTCTTCATTACCTTTTTCACCAACCTTCTTGTAACCTTCCTTGGCCTCTTTTACATCCTTGACCTTTACAGGTTCTTCTGACGACATAAAATCATCTTGTAACTCTTTTGGTAATGTAAGAAGTGATTCAAACACATTGAAACTAAAGTTTTCCGCCGCGCAGGGCGGAAAAGTCTTTCGTATGCGATTTAATCGACTTGCATAATCGCAAGAAATCCCACAGTCCACCCCAAACTTACCAACAAAACCCGCCATCTTATCATTATCGTTAAGGTAAACTTCAGCAGCCTTATTCATCCAATCCAAAGTACGGTGAAAAGCAGTTCCAGCCTCTCGGTCAGCTTGCTTAAAACCTGCTACACAATCTTGCCACGAGTGCAGAACGACAGCAGAAGAAGCCTTGGTCATCAGTTCTTTATAGTATTCATCATCATTCATGTTTCTCTCTCCTAAACTTAAGTTCTTTCTTATAGTATCATTATCTTATCAGAGTCAATACTAAAGTTAGAACTTAAGTTACTCTCACTCTTGCTTATAAGACCTTTTTTTAAAGTCTTAGACATCACAAATTGTTACAAGTTTTTTCTTTAGCTTATCTAGTGCTGATATTTCATGTCGAGAAACAATCTTTTGGTTTAGTTTCATATGCCATGCCACTTCATCTTGTGTCATGTCACTAAAGTAACGCAACTGTAGTATCTTCATTTCTGTTGCAGATAGTGTCTTTTTTGCAACCGATAAGACATAGGCATGGTACTCTCTCTCTTCGTACAATATCGCATGATCTTCAGTGAAAGCTGTATCATCTGTGGCACTCTCTGTGAGGTTCGTCATAGCTTGAACAAGACTTAACAGTGTACCGTCAGACATACCTGTGATAGTAGATGTATCCAAGTCAGATGACATAGCCTTAGAGACTTCCTTAGCGTTGCCACCAGTGGGTATAGACACAGCCTTAGTCTTCACGTTGATGTAGTCGTGCATGGCCCTACGTGCCGCTCCTGTGAAGTCTGCTGGTGCTGTCTTACCCTCGGCCAGAGTTTCATAGCAAGCAAGGACACCCTCGCTTACTAGATCATCAAACTGTTGGGTATTACGATAACGACGAGCGAGAGATTTACATAGGTTACTAAAGTCTGCCTGCTGGTTCATTGCAAATACCCTACCGTTTGATTACCACCAAACCTCCAGTTTGCGTGTCGCTTTAGTATAAAGTTCAACAAGTCTGGGTCGTAACTTTCCAACCCATGCACTTCCGCCCCCATCTCCAAAAGTACAGTTAAGGTATTTTCTAATTGATGCACCTCTCTGGCAAACTTTTCTGCAGAATATAGCATTGGATCACTTGGTGGTGTACGATCTGTTGCCCAAAGAAAGGCTTCTTGTGCAAGCCCATTTGGGAGACTAGACAAAATGTTATGGTACAATACAGGAAGGTTTTTAGGCTTACTAAAGTCTGCTGTTGTCTGATTCATTGGCTCTCCTTTTTCTTAAGAACAATACCTTGAACACCTTTTTCAATCATATACAAGATGGGCAGTCTAGTATTCCATTTTACAATAGCTTCCTCTTCGCTATCTGCCCAAGCGTGTGGTTCAATAGGACATTCCCCATTGAAGCACCCAACATCATAGTCACTATTTCCCCAATCAGACTGATAAGAAATAGCTTCTCCCCCACAAAACGGACAAGGTTTCAATTCTTCACTCATTGTTTAGACTCCTTTTTATCATCCATTACAGCCATGTACTTTCGGCGTTTGCTGTCAGCAGAGTCTTGTCTCAAGTTCTCTTTTACAACAGCACGGGTGTTCCATGCGGCGATGGCTTCATCTTTATCTGCAAAATACCCGTAGCCTAGCATAAAGATTCCCCCGTGGCATTCGGGGTATCGGCAAGAAACTGCATAAGAATCTCGTCCATCATAATCAGTGCGGCAGATTACGTTCTTGTCCCCACCACAGAACGGGCAAGGTTTTAATTTTTCCTTCTTCATTCCCACCACTTCCCTTGCATACTTGTGTCATACTCTGTCAACCCTTTGGTAACACTCTCCTGCAAAGGTTCAGGCTCTTGCTTAAGATATTCCCCACGAAGGCGGATAAGTTCTGGGACTTCTTTTGTAGAGACTCCATAAATGTTACAATATAACACTACTTCTACTCCAAGTTTAGCACAAAACATGGCTTCTTCGAGTTCAAGGCTTACTTGAGTTTCACCACTAGGAAGTTCTTCACCAATTTCCATTACTATTGTTCTCCTAATAATGCTACCCAACTTACTGGAAATAACTGTTTCATCTTCTCGCTGATCTGACCTGCTACTAGCCTTGTTTCATACTGGGTGTCT